TATTGATTTTAAGGATAATGTGGATGCACACTATCCAATGAAACTGACGATGGAAAAGGTAATTGATATGAGAGAATTTATTCATGACAGTTGGCACAGTGTAATGAACGCCGACAGAAATCCACTAAGACATATTCCAGACACCAGTACCAGACATATGGTACTACAGGTTCTTGCTTGGATGTGGTGTATTGTGTTTTCAATGTGGGTTGGTAGTTTTTGGATTATGGGTGCAAGTATGATTGGTCATGCACTGTTACTTGGTGCAATTGTGGTTACAGTCGCAACCTTTGAAACTGCAAAACGTAGACCTACATTCTTTCAAGACTTTCCCACTTCAACACCAAGTCGTAGTAGAAATATGTATTGGAATGGAAATAAGATTAAATTAGACCCACAAGATAAAGGTGGTGAACATGAATAGGGTGACGCCTTAATACGTCCGTGTAGACCAACGGTTAGTCTGCAACACAACAAAGGAGAAAGGTGGGTTAGTCACCACCTCGCAACAGTTGACGTATATAACTGCTCTGCTAAATTTAGATAGAGGGTGACTCCCTCTATCACTTAACAGGAATAAGTATGAACATGGAAAAATTGATGACACCTAAGAAATTTTCTCTTGCAGTAGAAGAAGTAGTACAAGAATGTGGTTGTTCCCATATGGAAGCGGTGCTAGACTATTGTGAGAAAAACAATATCGAACCAGATACCGTAAAACCCCTTATCACAAAATCTCTAAAAGAAAAGATTGAGTGTAATGCAAGGGATTTAAATTACTTACCGAAAGTCGCACAGTTACCAGTATAATGGAAGCATATGACGCATATAAAATATACCATGCGTTGAAACTTCACTTTACCAGTAGTTACGATTATACCAAATATCACGGTAAGGCGAATGTGAGTGTGGACTCGTTCTTAAAACGAAAGGACAGACCCTTCTTTGGTCGTGTTGCACGAAAGTACAAAGACGATACCAAGGACTTCTTCATATCCAACTTTATAGTCAATCCCAAAGGCTGGGTTGGAAATTTTAACGATGAGAATTATTTGAACTGGAAGAAAAGAAATCAATCCCTCAAGTATAATTACAAATCAGAACTTACAGAGTTATTCAACAAGGTTGAAACCTTTGATGATATCTTTGCTAGTGAAGGACAACATCCCTTGTTGTTAAAACAATTCATGTCTAAGAAGACTTCAATGGAGACAGTAGCGATACTGGAATCACTTCTTGGGTTTTGTAGTAGATTCGATAAACAGATACAGGAAACAATTGTATGGCCCGATAGAAAAAAACTGATAAAAAATTACAGTAACCTCTTGACAAATGACGTAAATGAGTATAGGATAATAACAATGCAGTTAGTAAAGGAGCATTTCAATGACTGATTCAGTCGCAAAAGAACGAGACTTCTATCGTGCGAAGCTCGAACAATCCCAAGGTCGTATCCGTAATCTGGAACACGACTTGGCAGAACTTCAGACAAGGGATAAAATCCTTTCTGAAAGGGTGAAGCATCTTGCTTCTAACCCACCTCGTAGACCAAGGAGTCGTTATGCACGACACTAGGTCTTACAAAATATTCCAAGGCGGTTATGTCATCCCAGCAAAGGATGACAGACCTGCCGACTATGTGAAAGCAAAACCACCTGTATTTCATTGTCAAGTATTTAATGGAAAACAGACTACTGCTTTCTTTACTAGAAAAACATATGCCGAAGCAAAACGTGAAGGAGAGGAGTCAATGAAACTTGGAAGTTGAACTTGTAGACCATATGGGTGATGACCTCTCTGTAGTAAATGCAGCGAGGGTATCCTTTGGTAAAAAGAAAACACAGTTTGAACACGGTGACCTCAAACTGATTAGGTTTCTCGCAAGAGAAGACCACTGGAGTCCTTTTGGACACGCATCTATGCAGTTCCATATTAAGGCACCAATTTTTGTCGCAAGACAATTAGTTAAACACCAAGTAGGTTTGGTGTGGAACGAAATATCCAGAAGGTATGTAGATGACGAACCAGAATTCTATATTCCAAATGATTGGAGACTAAGAGCAGAAGATAAGAAACAAGGTAGTAGTAGTGAAACCGTTGAGTACAGTATTGATAGTGCAATTCAGTTCGTGACACAGACATATAAGAATCTGTTGAACGCCAACATCGCACCAGAGATGGCGAGGATGGTTCTTCCACAAAACCTTTATACAGAATGGTACTGGTCTGGTACATTGATGGCATTTGCAAGAGTATGTAATTTACGTTGTGCAAAAGACACTCAATACGAGACACAGATAATTGCAAATAAGATTGATGAATATGGACACACACTTTTCCCAGCATCCTGGCCTGAACTCAGAAATATTGATTCAGAGTAGAATGACAACAGAGAACGCATTTTGTTTTGGTAACGGAAAGTCAAGACTAGATTTTGACATGAAGGTTATCGAAGGTAGAGGCACCACGTTTGGGTGCAATGCAATCTATCGTGACATGGTGGTTGACCATCTGGTAACAGTAGACAATGAAATCACTCATGAGATTTACAGAAGTGGTTACTGTCAAGACAACCATACACACATTCGTGATTGGAATGTATTGCCTATGTATTTCTTGGATGACATGAAGAACGACTATCAAGATGCCAATATCTGCATAGGACACGATGATGTTGGATTCGTAATACACGGTTCTAATTCTGCTGATGTGGAATCACACTTCCAGAAGATTGTACAAGAGAACCCAGACATTGACATTAGTAAACTGGAATGGGAACGCAAACAGGTTAAGACTTTTATCACTGGTGTGAAAGAGAATGACCTTGCAAAAACTATTGAGAATGACAGAATGCAGAGTTGCGGTGTTCTGTCCATACAAATCGCTTGTGAGATGGGTGCAAGAAATGTGTTTATCATTGGACACGACTTGTATTCAAAAGACATGAAGTTAAACAACGTCTATGGTGGCACAACTGGATATCTACCAGAGACTTCAAATTATGTGAAACCAGACAATTGGATTGTCGGTCATAAAACGAATTTTGACAAGTACCCAGAAGTCAACTTTTACAAGGTGAATAAAGATGTTCTAGGAACAGATGACACCTGTTGTTTTGTTGAAGGATGGCGTGATTGTGAAAATCTACAGTATATTACCCAAGAAGAAGTTGAAAGACTCCTTGACTTTGGGTGGATGATGTAGTATACTAAATAGTATTATATAATGAAAGAATGTGAAATAAATCAACATACGATAACATACGGAGAAAAAATATGTCGTTAGATACCCTAAGACGAGCAAATACGCTCGACAAACTACTCTCTCAAGTTCAAGCAGAGAGTGCCCCCCAAGAGAAGAAGTCCTATGTGGACGAAAGACTGTGGAAACCAGAACTGGATAAGTCTGGTAACGGTTATGCAGTAATTCGTTTCCTACCAGCACCAGAGGGTGAAGAACTCCCTTGGGTGAAACTTTGGAAACACGCATTCCAAGGCCCAACTGGTAAGTGGTACATTGAGAATTCTTTGACTACACTTAACGGTGGTAAAGACCCTGTATCTGAGTACAACTCGTCACTCTGGAACTCTGGTCTTGAATCAGATAAAGAGATTGCGAGAAAGCAGAAACGTAAACTTGAGTACTACTCAAATATCTACGTTGTCTCTGACTCCAAACATCCAGAAAATGAAGGGAAGGTATTCCTCTTTAGGTTTGGTAAGAAAATCTTTGACAAAATGATGGCTGCAATGCAACCAGAATTTGAAGATGAGACTCCTATCAATCCTTTCGATTTCTGGGAAGGTGCGAACTTCAAACTGAAGATTCGTAAAGTAGATGGTTACTGGAACTATGATGCATCCTCTTTTGAGGCAGTGTCACCATTGTCAGATGACGATGCGGTTCTTGAGGATATCTACAAGAAGCAGTATTCGTTGCAAGAGTTTCTTGCACCTACCAACTTCAAGTCATATGATGAGTTGAAGAAGAGATTGGACGATGTTCTTTCTGGTACGGTAACTGCGAGTGCAGCTGCAATGATTGATGAAGATGTTGTTGAAACACCTCAAATGAAGAGTGAACCAGCACCATCTATGCCATCAATGTCAAGTCCTTCTGAAGATGAAGACGATACCATGTCTTACTTTCAGAAACTTGCTCAAGGGTAAGTTATCCATCCCTGTGCAGAAAGTCTCTTAGAGTCGTAACACCACAAAAAGATAACGCATAGTAGAAGACGGAGAGGTAGGAGTAATCCTGCCTCTCTTTTTTTATTAAGAACTGTTCTCCCTTATAAATAGTGTTATACGTCATCAGTGGGAGAGAGAGATGATTGAAGTAGTCGCCGCAGTATCAGCGGCATCAAGTGCGTTCAATGCCATCAAAAAAGGTTTTGAGGTCGGGCGTGATATTGAATCCATGGCAGGCGATATGGGTCGCTGGATGGGTGCAGTATCAGATATCAAGAAGGCCGAAGAGTACAATAAGAAACCACCCCTGTTTAAGAAGATTTTTGCCGCTGGTTCTGTGGAAGAAGAAGCTATGCAAATCTTCATGGCGAAAAAGAAGGCCGAAGATATGCGTGGTCAGTTAAAAT